AACACTACTATAGGATCTTTTGCATTATTGAAACAACAAACAGAAATCATAGAAAAGAAACCAACAGATGTTGTTTACGTTGGTGCTGGAACTGATGTAAAGGGAACACCAATAGGATATACAAACTAATTGAATGGCATACCAAAGAAACGACGAAAACTGTGACCCCGTAAGTCCCCAACCAGGCAAGACTACGGTAAACCAATTCTCAGGTAATGAGGGTTGGAGTACAGTAACGTACGAAAACTTCAACGCTGACTATCAAGCTCGCAATACTGATAATACTGCGAGAACACCTGGTACATACCAAGCAAGGAATACTAACAATACTGCTAGGACTCCTGCAGCGTATCAGCGTCACGATGAAAATTGCGACCCAGTAACAGGATGACGACTAGAATCCCTACAATGTATGGAAGGTACTATGTTCTTACTCTCGTATGGAGAGGGAGAGAATATACTATCACTGTGTTTAGATCTAAGTTGCAGAAACTTCAGAGACCACAAGCACAACGTATAGCTGATAGTGTCTATCCTGGTAGTAGAGTGATTAAGTATCATGAATCAGATCCAACTGACGGACCTGTTTTATTAGCAACTGAATCTAAAAAACCTTCTAAGAAGAAAAAGAATCAGGTTAATGATGAGGACAAAGTAGATGCAGGTAACTTGCCACCTGCTATGGGAGGTGTCTGGGGTGAAAGTGCACCACCAGGACGAGAGAAGCAAGTCAAAAGTTTAAAGAAAAAAGTAGGCAAAGACAAAGCGTATGCATTTGCATGGGCTCAACATAATAAGAAGGAGAAAAACTGATGTCTAGAATCCAAGAACTACAATCTGAACTCCGTGTTCTAGAGGCATTTCGAGATGTTGGCCGTGCCACAATCTTGAAATCCATGCTAGAATATGAACTAAAGAAGGAGGAGTTCAGTGATGAGCGAGGTACCAGAGGATCGGTTAGATCTTGATTGGATTGATTACGAAGGAGTAATCGGTTACGATCATATTGAAAAACAATTTACACTTCAGTTACATAGACACCTGTATTGGTTTGCTACTAAACAGGAAGCTGAAGAATACTTAGTGACACATGCCGACTAACAACACAGATTTTTACTTAGGTAACCCCAACCTCAAAAAGGTCGGGACAGATATAAATTTTACCCAAGAGCAAATACAGGAATACCTCAAGTGCAAAGAGGATCCTGTATATTTTGCTATGAATTATATCAAGATTATATCTCTTGATGAAGGTATTGTGCCATTTAAAATGTGGGACTTCCAACAGGAATTGATTGAGAGTTTCCATAACAATAGATTTAATATAGCAAAACTACCTCGACAGACTGGTAAGTCAACTACGTGTGTGTCTTATCTACTTCACTATGTTTTGTTCAATGATAATGTTAACGTTGGTATTCTTGCTAACAAGTTATCTACTGCAAGAGACTTGCTCGGAAGATTACAACTTGCTTATGAACAGCTGCCCATGTGGATGCAGCAAGGTATCATAACATATAATAAAGGATCAATGGAGTTGGAAAATGGATCTAAAATACTGGCAGCATCTACCTCCGCATCTGCAGTTCGAGGTATGTCTTTTAACATTATCTTTCTGGATGAGTTTGCCTTTATTCCTAATCATATCGCTGAGGCATTCTTTAGCTCAGTATATCCTACTATTACTTCTGGTACCAAGACAAAAGTAATAATCATATCTACCCCTAATGGTATGAACCATTTCTATAAGTTATGGGTAGACGCACAGAAAGGTAGAAATGGATATGCATGGTCTGAAGTTCACTGGTCTAAAGTGCCAGGTAGAGATGCTAAGTGGAAAGAAACTACTATTGCCAACACATCAGTTAGACAGTTCACTCAAGAGTTTGACTGTGAGTTTCTAGGATCTGTTGATACATTGATAGCAGCATCTAAGTTACGAACGCTGACCTATGATGATATAATGACCAGCAATGCAGGTCTTGATGTATATGAAAACCCAGTAGATAATAATGACTATATTATATGCTGTGATGTATCACGTGGATTAGCACAGGATTACTCTGCCTTTGTGGTTATCAATATTTCTAAAGCACCGTGGAGACTGGTGGCAAAGTATAGGAGTAATGAGATCAGACCTATGCTATTCCCGAACGTCATTTATAACGTAGCAAACAATTATAATAAAGCACACGTATTAATAGAGGTAAATGATATAGGAGAAGCAGTTGCTTCAAGTTTATTCTATGACGTAGAGTATGAAAACGTACTGATGTGTGCTATGAGAGGTCGGGCAGGTCAAATAGTCGGACAAGGTTTCTCAGGTAACAAGACACAGATGGGTGTCAAGATGAGCAAGACTGTCAAAGCACAAGGATGCTCTAACCTCAAGACGTTAATAGAAGATGATAAACTCATTGTTAAGGATTACAACATAGTCGCTGAGTTAACTACCTTCATCCAGAACAAACAATCATTTGAAGCTGACGAAGGATACAATGATGATCTGGTTATGTGTCTGGTTATATTTGCATGGTTGGTGCAGCAAGATTACTTCAAAGAGATGACGGATCAGGATATTCGTCGCAGAATATATGAAGAACAAAAGAATCAGATAGAACAAGACATGGCTCCGTTCGGTTTCATTGATGATGGACTAGAGGATGAAGCAATCGTAGACAACGAAGGGAATGTCTGGACTATTGATATGAATAGCAATGATTATACGATAGATGAGTATGGAGATAAAGCATATATGTGGGAGTATCGCTGAAGAAGTACCTTTTAATAAATAATTTTAGACAAAAATTGATTTATCATCAGGAGTACACGCATGGCTAGCACGCTCTTATCGCCAGGAGTTGAGATACAAGAAAGAGATCTGACTGTTGGTTCGATTGAGACCGTTGAAGTAAACGTTGGGGGAATAGCAGGATCATTTGAAAAAGGACCTGTTCTTAAACCAGTTCGTATCGCAAACGAGTCTCAACTAATTGAAGTCTTTGGAGAACCCTCCGAAGCAAACGCAGAGACATGGTGGACTGCTGCAAGTTACCTCTCTTATGGTGGAGTTCTTGACGTAGTTAGATGTGCAACATCTGGACAGTTAAGTGCATCAGACGATGGCACAACTTCTCCTTATCTTCTTTCCATTACCACTAAGGATGCTTACGAAGCATCATATCTATCCGCATCTGCTAACCCATTTCACTGGGCAGCGAGAGATGTTGGTGCTGATGGAAATGCACTAAGAGTATCAGTAATTGATAAAGGTGCTGACCTAACACTAGTACTTGATGGTGCTTTAACTACTAGCACAATCGGTACTCAAGTTCAGAATACAGCAGGTACTAAGAGTGGTTACATCTATGCGTGGGATGCTACTACTAACACAGTATCACTAATTACTTCTGATACTTGGGACACTTCAGACGTTGTTGAGAACGGTGTTACTGATAGAAATATCTCATCAGTTTCTGACTGGTACGACAATCAGTACGTATTCACTGGACTTAAGTGGTCAGCAATTGCTCCTAGACCTGGCACTTCTCCTTGTGTTGCAGCACGTAGTGGTGCAAACGATGAAATGCACGTCGCAGTTTGGGATGCTACTGGTATTATTACAGGTTCTCCTAATACATTACTTGAGAAATTCTCATATGTTTCTAAAGCAAACAATGCTAAAACTCAAGGTGGTGCAGGTAACTACTACCCAAATGTAATTCTTGAGAAGAGTTCATTTGTTTACTGGGGTTCTCACGAGACATCAGTATATGATGTAAGTGCTAACCAAGCAGCTACAGGTGGTAACATTGCAGGTACTGGTAACGCAGGATCAGGAAGTACAACAGTATTTGACTTGTTTGCTTCTACCTATGTAACAGGTGCTGGTGGAAATCCTGACAACACATATGTGTTAGCAAAAGGTGCTGAGACAGGTACTGCATCATCAGGTGAAATTATCATTGGACTTCAAGAGTTCGCTGATACTGAAACAGTTTCAGTTGATTATATCCTCATGGGTCCTGGAGACAATAGTAGTAAAGGAAACACTCAGTCAATTGCTGCTAGTATATTAACCATCGCTTCTGGTAGAAAAGATTGCATTGGTTTCTTATCTCCATTTAGAGGAGACGTTGTTGGAGTAACAAGTTCCACAACACAAACACAAAATGTAGTTAACTTCTACACAAACATGCAAGCAACATCATTCGGTGTGTTTGATAGTGGTTGGAAGTATGTCTACGACAGATTTGCTGACAAGTACAGATACATTCCATGCAACGGAGACATTGCAGGATTATGTGCTGCTACTACTGCAAACGGATTACCTTGGTTCTCACCAGCAGGTTTAAACCGTGGTGCAATTAAAGGTGCTATAAAACTAGCATACTCACCAACTAAATCCGAAAGAGATACATTATATCAGAAGAGAATTAACCCAGTCACCAGTCTTCCTGGTCAGGGCATTCTACTCTTCGGTGACAAAACAGCTCTCGCTTCACCATCTGCATTTGATCGCATCAACGTTCGTCGTCTTTTCAACGTGATAGAGAAGACAATCGGTAATGCTGCGAAGGGGGTACTTTTTGAAATCAATGATGAATTCACACGTAACAACTTCTTGAATGTTGTTGAACCATATCTTAGAGGTGTACAAGCCGAAAGAGGTATAACAGATTTCAAGGTTATATGTGACGAAACCAATAACCCTGGTGCAGTCATTGACGCGAACGAATTTAAAGCAGACTTCTTTATTAAGCCTGCACGTTCAATCAACTTTATCACACTGACCTTCGTTGCCACACGTACTGGTGTAGCATTTGAAGAAGTCGTTCCCCGCAGATAATTAAACGGAGCAATTAACAATGGCAACCTCATTAGGTATTTTAGAATTTCAGAAAGCAATTAGGGGCGGTGTTCGTCCCAACCTGTTTTCGGTTGAACATCCATGGCCAACTACTAACACTGATTTGGCCGAACCATCCATTACTGGTGTTGCAGCATCTAAAGGATCTGCTGTAACATACATGTGTAAGTCTGCTGCATTGCCAGCAACTAACGTAGGAACATT